GTTCATGTACAACTCAAAGTATACCCGACGGAACCTCAAAGCGTGCTCCAACTTGAGGTTTATGCGCTCTGGTCTAGTCCATTCAAAGGTACGAGTAGTTGTAACGTTGAATGGGAACGGAGCGGGGTTTTCCCAGCCATTTACGCTTGCTAGCAGCTCATCCCATGTAAAGGTTTCGAGCCAGTCCCATGTTGCCTGAGTGGTTGTTTCTAGCGAAACTGGGAAGACCTTAGCTGTTACCTCACCGACGGCCATAATCGAAGCTGCCCACCAATAAAGGCGCTTGAACTCATTGGGAGTGCTGAAGTCATAAATCTTTGTACGCAAAGAGCATTGCATTGACTCTGGGCCATCGCCTTGATGGAAGTGGTCGCAGGTGCGGTAAATTGCATCATTTCCACCTGAAGCGCCGTTAGAGATGCTCCATCCTTCTAGCGCCTGGTCAATAACATCAGGTGGGCTAGGCACCACTCTGGTGTATGCAAAGCCTGTAGTGGTGTTCCATTCTGACCAAGTGCCCGTCTTTAGCTGAAGCACATAGATGTTGCCAGAGTAGAAAACAATTAGGCGAGCTCCTAGCACCGAAAGTGCGTAGGGCACATCCAGACCAGAAGCTGCCACGCTTCCCTCGAAGCGCACCTTTTGGTCGTTCAAGCTCTGGAATACTCCGTTGTAGTAGCTATAGGCCTGATCTGCAGAAAGAACAATAATGGCGTTTTCGTAGCGAACAATGCACTTCTGGTTCTCTGCGCCGATGCCCTCTTGCACCTTTGCCATAATGCCCTCTTCGGGCAGGTTGCTAAAGGTGTAGCGGAAAGTGGAGTCATTGCGGAAAACGGTTAGGTCGTTGTATCCAGCAACTAGACCTGTGATCCATTGGCCGTCACCGCTGTTTACAGCAGAGAAAGATGTTGCTACGTCCCAGTAGCGCCAGTCTTGCTCGGGGCTGCCGGCAACCTCGCCCGTAATGTTAGACCAGTACATAATTGACTGGGTTGCGGTACCTCTTGGCCCAAAAGCAAACAGTCGCTGTTGGTGCAGCTCAAGCCCGTCGGCGGCTGGCATTGTTGCAATGGTTTCAGTTGGGTTCCCTGTTACAAAAGTAGATGTGCCTGGATCCCAAATCTGAGCACCACCAGATTTCCAAATTGCACCAGCGCCATCATTACGGCACATAATGATGTGCTCTTGGAACTGCACAAAGTCAGTAGCGTTGTGATCCCAGATTTCAGTCCAAGTGCTAGCTAGGTCAAAGATGTAGGTTTTTGTCGCGGAGGTGTAAACACCGTAACGGCTTCCGCTTTCAGAAACATAGAAGCCCAGTAGGTCAAAGTGGACATTTGCTTCAGGCAGCGTAGAGCTGTCGTCTATCCAGATCGGAGGCCTAGACGTCAAGGCTCCGCGAGGGGTGAACTCTAGGTTCTCAAGAAACGGAACCTCATTGTCGGCAATAACCGATTGATCCCAGAAGTTATTTAGACCTCCGGAGAAGTCATTTAGAGGCGCTGACCTTTCGCGTACAACATTAGACATAATCGTTTATATCCGGTGAGACGCCAGGGTACATATCGGTCTGAGATATATTTTCCTTATAGCTCAGGCGATCCAGTCCGTCTCTAAACTGAACAAGTTTGTATTGTGCTGCTCCGTAGTTTTCGTCGTACTCTAGTGCGTTCATCATGCAGTAGTTGACAAGATTGTTTAGGTACCTGTCAGGTACTCCTAGCGGGGAGCTTGACTCCGTAACAGGCGTGGGCATCTTGACGTACTCCAGCTTTAGCCCGTTTGTAAAAGAAGTATTTGGAGTTGGGTAGAAAGTAATTACGCCTGCTCGCTCGTACCAAACATCGGGGTACTTGGAGTTTGCATTTGTCTTTGGGTCGTCCGAAAGAATAAAGTCACGGAAGCTTTGAGGCGAAAGGTTCTTTACCGGGCGGTTGTCTACGTAGACAGCCTCTATGTATTGCACCTTGTCACCAGGGAAAGTGTACTCAGCCTGATCAGCCACAATGTTGGCTAGCTTTACTGCCTTAAGAATTGGGTTGTTGTTGACAATTTCTTGCTGACCATCGTTGATCCAGCGCAAGATTGTTGCATCAGTCAGCTGCGCACCTGAGTTGTCACCAAACTGGGTCTTTACCCTAGTGATTACATCTAGGGCGGTATAGCTGAAAATTTCTGCTGGCATTATTTCCTAAGAACGTGTCCATCGTGTGTATATGTAGATTTCTTCGACTTCATGATGGATGTCATGACGTCACGCCGCTCCTCCATCCATTCTACCTCACGTTTGGCCTCTACGGCCTTGTGCGCCATTTCTAAAAGGTCAAGTTTATTTACTTTTGAGTCGGAATCCTGCATATTGTTGTCTACCAACCAAGCTACAAGCCTGTGGTCAATTTCAGATTCGCGCAGCGTGCGGATGATGTAGGAAGGCAGCAAGTGTGGCTCATCGATGAGCGCAAAAGGCTCTTCTGGGGAAAACGCTGGGTTTAGGCTGTCTAGCTTAATTAGCCTTACAGTCGGAAAGATATCCTTGATGACTGCGGCAACACGCCTTTGCTGCTCTGTATAAAGTCCGTCTATTTTGTCAAATTCTATGTAACCCATTTGTCTCCTTTATCTATCTCTATTGTAACGAAAAACCCGCTGAGCTAGGTGAGACGGCCCTAGCCCAGCGGGCATTATTTTCGCCTAGAGTTCGGCGATACCTGTCATCACAGCGTGAGCGTTGCGTCGGTAAGTACCGAGCTGGCTGTACTGGAAGTAACGGGCCTCGTATGCGTCTGTGTCTGAAACGCGTGACCACATTGAGCCATCGCGATCCATCCATGACCAGTCGCGCTTGCGGTTGAGGACGATCTCCTTGCTCGATAGAGCGTAGAGGGTGTTCTCTGGAGCAGCGTAGTCAGATACGAACTTGATTGGCTTGCCCAATGCGTCGAAGCTGAATGCACGCTGTCCACCGGTGAGAGTTGCACCGTTAGTGAACTGGCGTAGACCCTGTAGCAGGTTCCAGTATGCGTTGAACACACCCGGGCTTGCTAGCATGACGTCAACGTCGCCACCCTTCTTGTCAACGCTCTGTACGAGGTTGATTAGGGCGAGCTCGGTTAGGGTACCTGGGGTACCACCGGACGAGATGTCATTCTTGGTTGCCTTCCACACTGGGTAGTCAGCTGGGTTGATGTCGTGTAGCGTAGTCGTGTCGTCAACGATAGCCGCTAGACCAGTCCACTCTTTGTTGTAGCTGTTAGTGGTGTTTGATCCACGAACCAAAACGTCAGCAGCTGCCAGAGCCGAAATGGTTCCGGTAACGGTGATGACCTTAGTGGTTTCGTTGATAGCAGTTACCTCAAGCTGGTTACCTGAGTCAGCTACAGCGCCTGTTCCAATGTCGATACCGACAAGGATCATGCCTTCCTGTACCCAGTGAGTTGAGTCAACGGTGATGTTCTGTCCTGAAACAGATACTACGGTAGCGATGGTACCTGATCCGTCGCCGTAAACCTGACGGTTTAGGTCGACAGCTAGGTCACGCTTTAGACCAGTGATTTCCATGTCAACTACGTTGATGAAAGCCTGGTAGTCCTCTGCAGCCTGCTCGAACAGCTGGCCATCTACCTCAATTGAACCGTAAAGGTTGGTGAGGTATAGGTGGGCCTGCTTGTACTTCTGAGCGCCAGCAGTAGGAAGCTTCTCACGAACGGCACGTGCACCAATACCCTGGTTACGTCCGATGTGAGTGTCGAAGATGACCTCTTTACCGTTGCGAGTGATGTTGGCTGACGAGGACTCAATCATCTGCAGGGCTGGGTTCTTGTCCCTTAGCTGCTCGTGAAGGTCACCGTAAACCAGCTTAATCGCTTCGGATGCAAAGGTCAGAATTGACTGTCCTGCCATAAGTGTATGACTCCTAGATTAAAGTGGATTGTCTGAATCGTCGTCGGCCCTGACCGAATACGGCTGTACCTCAACGTAGAAATTTTACCATGAGCAAAAATCAAGGCCCTAATTGGCAATCAGGGCCTCGATTTTGCTAGTAGTTTCTACTACAAATGTTACTGATTCTTCATTTGGTTTTCGAACATCTGGGCAAGCATAGCCTTTTTCTCCTTTGGATCCGTAGGGATCGTCAAGGGCTCGGAGGGCATTCCTGCTCCGCCGGTGCTGCCCACAACTGTAGGGGCATTAGCCTTAGGCAGGTCTGTCTTTAGGCTGTACTTAATTCCGGTGATGTCGGCTAGCTCACGTGCAGCGGTGTAGACGGTTGCGTCCTCGCCTCGCTCCATTTGAACTTCCATAAGCTTCAGGATGCGATCCATTGTCTGGTCTGGAATGTCGTACTTGCTGGTCATTTCAACAATGTCAGATTCGAGCTGCTTGGTCTCTATTTCGACCTGCTTCTCGTACTCAATTTCACTAAGAGCTTCCTGAGTCTTCTGAAGCTCAGCGTCGCGACGCTCGAACTCTTTCTTAATTGCAGGGTCAATCTCATAGTCATCTGGCAACTCGCCTGTGGCTTCTGCCTCATCGGCAACCTCGTCAGCCTCTGCCGCCTCTTCTAGCATGCCCTGGCTACGTAGGTGGTCAGCAAGATTACGGTACAGAGAAACTGGGTCGTTTACAGCAACGTCAGCTAGCTTCAGGCTGTCACGGAGAACATTGGGGTCATACTCCATGAACTCCTTGAGCGGGCTGTACTTCTCAAGCTGCGACTGAAAGTTCTTGTCCTGCTCCTGAAGGTGCGGGATTACTTTTTCGTGCCACGCTTCTGGCAGCTCAGCCAATAGCTTCTCGTAAGCAGGGTGAACCTTTGACTCGGTTTCTGCTGGCATCTCTGGGCGAGGTGGCCCAGAATCTACTGGTGTTTCAGGTGCCTGTGGGGCCTCGCTGGTTGGGGCCTCAGTTACTGACTCCTCAACCGGCAGTTCGTTTGTCGTCTCTTCGGACATTACGTCTCCTTTATCCTAATTGCTCTTTTGTCATCCCAGACTGGAGAGGAGCCTCTTTGGCACCTGACTGAGATCCTTCTTGCATGGCCTGCATCTGCATCTGCTGCATTTGCTGCTGTTGCAAAACTTGTTCGTGCATCGAGATGTGCTTCTGGAACTCGGCCCTAACAACATCAGGCAGCTGCTGGAAAGCCTGACTCTTGCGGAACCTGTTGTGAACCTCGACGTGGATAGCGTGGTTGTCCCAAGCGTTGATTGGAATCATTGGAGGAACCTGTA